AATTTTCAATTTCTCCAGCGTAATCAGTGTTAGTAATATCTTCAACAACTGATGCACGTCTGAAAAACTTTTGAACCTTTTGACTATATACTGCTGGTACCCAATTACCTGATGGTAAATTTTGGTAGCCAGTAGCTAGTCCCATTGTAGCCATGTGTTAGCCTCCAATTATAGTTATTATTAAGGTTGGATTCTACCTTCTCTTACAGCTTTATCGATTTCTTCTTCGTACTTCGCATACTCATTGACGCTCATTTTAGAAATTGCAGCATTAGACCAGATTTTCTTTTTAGGAAGTTCTGATTCAGTTGCTTTAGCAGTTTTTGTTATAGCTTTAGCTGCTTCTTTTTTAACAGCTGTCTCCTGTTTTTTTGAAAGCTTACTAACACCTTTATCCATTTTATATAAATCAATAGCTCTTGAAGCTAATGATGAGTTAGATGTATTTTCATACAACCAACCTTGTATAACAGGATCTTGTTTAGCAGCCCATTCATGAAATTCATCTTTTGAACGAATGTCTTGAAAATCAGGATGTGCTTTTAACAATTCTACTTCTGCTTTTTCTCTATTAATTTGCTCCTGCTGTACTTGAAGATTTTGATACTTAGTCTCCATCTCCTGTGCACGAGTATCTGCTTTGTTCATAGCAATGGTTTCAACCATTTCATAAACATCGGGATATTCCTTTCTCCAAGATTCTAATTCTTCCTTAGATTTAGGTGGAACAAATTGTTTTGTTGAGCTTTCAAGTTGAGTTCTTAAAGTTCGAACTTCATCTTTATGCTTTCCGAGTGTAGAATCATAATGTCTTTTCAAATCGTCATAACGTTTCTTAAAGACACGTTCTTCGGCATTTTCAGGGCGTTCAGTTGAAGGAGTTGCTTTACCATCTGAGCTTGCAATTTCTTCTGATGCTTCAGTGTCCTCTTGAACGGTTGCTGTCTCTGCTTTCTCTCTATTAAACTTTGCTAATTCACCTCTGGCAAATGCTTCAGTTTCGGCATCGTCTGTTTCTTCACGTGTTTTACTGTAAGGTTTTGCTTTTGGTTTCTTAAAAAGTTTAGGTTTTTCAGTTTTAGTTTCTTTTGTTTCCTCAGAAACTTCAACTGTCTTGTTTTCTTCTTTTTCCATTATTTTTCCTCTTAGGTTGAGTGCCTTATGGATAAGGGTAGCTCACGTCCATAATTTGTGGGCTGAAATTATACTAGATCTTGATCTATTGCGTCTATTTCTGCAGTATTAGGCTCTTGAGCCATCATACCTTGAGAATTAGATGCTTGCATATTTTCAGGTGGCACATTGTTATTATCTGATTGTGACTCAGACAATTCTGTTATGAATCCTTGTACGGATTCTTGCTCACTGTTACCAGGATATTTTTTTATAGCAAAATTCTTTACTACAGATACTGGTAGAGCAATAATTTCTTCTTGACTTGTAAACTGGTCTATTACACCACTAGCTTCTGGTGCAATTTTTTTAAAAATAGCTGCATTACTTGGAGATAATATTCCATCTAGCTGTGCTACTTCTATTTCACTTAAATTCTGTATTCTTTCGTCTATTTGTGGATTATTTACTGCAGGTTCCTCAGGTTTTCGTACCATTGGCTGTGTTTCAGTAGGTGTATTAGTTGATAAATTACTCATATCAGGAACTTTTGGCATTTTAGGACCTTCAGACATGATTCCTGTTGTAGTAACTCTACCTGTTTGGTCAATTGCCATTAAACTTTTCTCCAATTTTTAATATTTAACTCATTAAATTCTTTATTTCCAACAAAATTACCTAGTAACCAACACACAGGCTCACCAATTCCTGCATATAACCTACCTAATAGGTCAAATTTACCTTGATTTAGTCTCCAAGCAATATCATTTGCTCTATGTTGAGCAATATGTTTCCAAATTTTTCTGTATTTAGGGTACTTTTTCATGTGTACTACAGTAGGAATTGCCCAAAATAAATAACCTTTAACGTGTTCTGGTGTTAAACCTTTAAATGTAAATTGTGTATCTCTTATCCAATCTTTAGTAGACATTTCTCCTGTGCTATGAAGTTCAGTACAAATAACTCGACCTCCACCACTATTTCCGCCTCCACCAGCACCTC